TGCGGTATGCCCATCGAAGTATTCGATGAGGACGACGATACTGTTTGGGAAAATGAAACATGGGAGTTAGTAAAAACAAGAACTGAAGGAGATTATAAAGATTCAAGAGCTATTGGTTCTGCAAATCTAATAACTGCTTTGAACATGGTTCATCAGAGATTGCTAGTAGACGGAACTGTATCTGATGATATAACAACATTAAGTCATGACATTTTTAATAATATTCTTGATAAGTTTACAGAACAAAAACTTATCAGAAAAAGACCTGAGAATATCAGAAAAACCTTTCAACTAATAAATTAGGAAAAACAAATGGAAGTAGCACTAAAAGCAGAATTACGTAAAGAAATCTCACGTATTGTAGATCTAATGATTCAAGGAGAAGCAATCAGAGAATCAATTAATGAACTTAAAAAAGATATTAAGTCAGAATATGATATTCCTGTAGCAACTATTACTAAAATTGCTACCATTGTTCGTAAAGAAAATATGGAAGAAGAACAAGAAAAATGGGAAGAAATTAAAGAATACGTAGAAGCATGTATGTAAATGTCTAGAATAATGGTGACCGGTGATTCTTGGTCAGCAGGGGAGTGGGATCCAACTCTCACTCCTGAAGAGACTAGAGCTTTTGCCGAAAAATACTCTATATCCAGATATTTACGAGATTTAGGTCATGAAGTAGCACACGCTGCTAACCCTGGTTGGGGTGATTTTGTATCTTTAAGTTGTCTAATGAGTCATGAAATAGGGTTTGACTTTGTTATATATGTTAAAACTTGTGCTACACGAGACTTTAAACACTTAACTCCAGAACATCATAGAGCATATACTACCACTGATTTGTTTGAAAAAATTAAATTAGTAAAGGAATTAGAATATAATGTATTAGAGCAGTATAAACATAAGTTAATTTTACTAGGTGGTATAGAAAAAATTGAACCTGACTTTGATTGTTATTTTAAAATTCCTAGTATCACTGAGTTTTTCTATCCTGATTTTAAAGACACCACTATCTTTGGAGACTACACACATTTTGAAAAATATTCAGATGGAGATAAAAAAGGTGCAATGAAACTTTGGAAACTTTGGGAACATAAACACAACTTTTGGAAAGATCACCCTGAGTATTTTGCTTCGGCTACTGACCAAGTTCATCCCAATAGAAAAGCAACTAAAGCTCTAGCTGAGTTTATCCATAATCATATCAGCTAGTTTCTTGTGACTTTTTGCCCCTGCATGAGAATTGTCTGGGGCTAAATCTTTATGTTTTTCTAAATCTAAATGAAATTCTATATATTCATCTGTAAGTTCTGATAGTAGTGATTGTAAATGAGGAAAACAACAATGGTGAATCATTGGTATATTAGCTCTTTGTGCTAGTATTATTTGTTTTGCTACTGCACCACTCCATATTCTTTGTACTAGATCTACATCTGAAAAATATAGCATACCTGCTGCATGCCATGCAGCTTTATGTTCTTTTCTATTTCTAGTATTGCATAAAATTTGCTCGGATAAATTCCATTGTCTATAGTATTTTTCATTCTTTAATACGTGATTAGCAACTAAAAATCCTTGTTGAATTTTGTTCCTAACATCCCATACTTCCCATCTATATTCACTAGTATGTCCGACTATAATCAAATCAGGTTTTAACTTGACAGCTTGTTCAATTTGTGTTGTAATAAGATATTCGGAAGCACCACTCTGAGCTAAATTAGTTATTTTAGCATTAAGTAGATAAGGATATGCTTGACTTTGTTTAGTCAAACCTTCTCCTTGTGTAAAACTATCTCCACAGGTAATAATGAACATTAATAATCAAATCTTTGTAGTAGGAAACTCTTGGTCAATACCAAGTGATAAAGCACCTATACCTGCTTTTGACCAACTAGGTTTAAAAAATAGATGGGAAGAACAAGGAATAACTTTAGATGCTCAAGCTGAGTATATCATAGAAAATGATCTTGTCAATCGTTTTAAAGTTATTTGGCTACTTGGACACCATCACAGAGCAGATCCTAAAGGAAATGGTGACTATCTACTTCCATATGGATGGGCTAGTCCAAAAGATGTGTGGGGTAAACTAGTACAAGATATATGGTTTAAAAAAATTACACGTATGAAGTGGTATAATAGAACTAATGCTTTATTTGTAAAAGCAGTACTAGGACAAGCTACTGTAGATAACTTAATGTTAATTCCTATATATAGACCTAACATTATAGAACAACCAATGATACAAGACAGTCCATGTATATGGAATTATTATTTAAGAGATTTAGCTAAAGAGTTTGCAGATAATGAAGGTCATATTAATCAATATGGTCATAATCATTTTGCAATTAGATTAGCTTCGGAGGTAAATGACAGATGGAAGATTTCATTGCAGATGAGTGGACAAGATCAATTGAGGTCGGATTTTCTGAAGAGATAGCTAAAAAAGCTGATAAAATAGTTGATTATTGTAATAAAAACTATATTAGACATGCTCATCAATGGAAATGCGAGTTTGCAGGTAAATCAGCTATACTTTTAAAACCTGGAGAAGGATATGAGTGGCACTTCGATAATTTAGATTTTGCTGAGAAAAGATTAACTACTTCTAGGCCTGGTCGTTTTTGGACGCATATGGTTTATCTTACTGATGGAAAACCCTTTGAATTAGGTAACTGGAATCCTACGGGAGATCTTGAAAAAGAAACTGATTTTTCTGCCCCTACGCCTAGTGATATATTAGCAAGAATATATCCTAAACCAGGAAAGACTGTATTATTTCCTTGTTTTATGGTACATAGAATACAACCTATAGTAGATAATTATAGGTGGGCATTTGTAGACTTTGTTGACACCCCTAACTATTCACATAAAACTAAAGCAGATTTAACTTATATATTCAAAAGGTACTTTGATGAACATACTAGGAGTAAGCTGCTATCACCATGATAGTGCAGCTGCAAATATAAAAAATAAAGTAATATTGGGTGCATCCCATGAAGAAAGATTTTCTCGTAATAAATATGATAATAATTTTCCAATTCATACTATTAATTGGTTAAAAAATGCTTATGAAGATTTTGATTATGCTGTATTTTATGAAGAAACTAGCTATAAAAGATTTAAAAGAGATATTAAAAAAGTAACTAAAGCTAAACCTGTGTTAGTAGATCATCATGAATCCCATGCTATGAGTTCTATTATTACTACTGACTGGGAAGAGTGTGCAGTTATGGTAATAGATACTGTAGGTAATAAATTTTCTACATCTTTAGGTATGTATTCTAATGGTAAATTTACTTGGTTAAAACGTATGCGCTATCCTAATTCACTAGGATTATTTTACAGCACTGCTACTAGACTTTTAGGATTACAACCATTATCTGATGAGTCTCAAGTAATGGCTGCTGCTGCTTATGGCACTCCTAAATGGTCTAAATATATTAGAGATAACATTTTACACTATGATTATGAGGGTAGTTATACAGTTTTACAGGATCTAGAACGTGGGGTAGGATATGGAGCTTTAGATTGGGATATAGCTGCCTCTGTTCAAAATGTTACTCAAACAATTATTGCTAATATGGCAGATTGGTTACAACAAGAAACAGGTATGACTAAACTTGCTTATGCTGGTGGTGTTGCTTTAAACTGTGTAGCTAATACTGAAATATTAAAATGGACTAAGTTTGATGATGTTGCCATTCAGCCTGCAGCTGGTGATGCAGGTTGTGCTTTAGGAGCGGCTGCATTAATTGAAAGACCTATTGATTATAGTCCTTACTTAGGTGTTAATGATAGTAGAGGACTACATGCTGATGATTATGCTAGTAGTATTTTAAAAGGAAAAATAGTTGCAGTTATTGAAGGGCAAGCTGAGTTTGGACCTAGAGCTTTGGGAAATCGTAGTTTGCTATGTTTGCCAAGTGATGATAATATTAAGAAATTAAATAAAATTAAGAATAGAGATGAAGATTCATGGAGACCTTATGCTCCTATATGTCAGATAGAAGAAGCACCTAACTGGTTTAATATAACCAAGGCTTGTCCTTATATGTTAAATATAGCTAAGATTAAAAAAGGTCCATTTAATACTTATGATAACTCTGCTAGATTACAGATTGTTGATAAAAAATCTAATGTATTTTTATGGCGCATTTTAGAACAATGTAAAAATCATGGACATTCTATTTTAATAAATACGAGTTTAAATGGTAAAGGAAAACCAATTGTCAACACCGTGGACGACCTTAAAGAAGTACAACTATACAACGAGCTGTGCTACTGATACCCTACCTACAGGTAGAACGTATCATACTCCAGACGGATCTTATCCTAGTATTACTACTATACTAGGAAAGACTTCTGATCAAACATGGCTTTTAAAGTGGAAAGAACGTGTAGGAGAAGAAGAAGCTGCTCGTGTATCTAAAATAGCTACTGATAGAGGAACTTTAGTGCATGAGTATGCTGAACGACATTTTAATGGTGAAGATGTATGGGATGATCTATATAAAGAAGCTGTAGATGTTATTCAAATGAGTCGTGATTTGATTCGTGCTACTGAAAAAGGAGTAGAAGAAATCTGGGGGCAAGAACAAGTTTTATGGTCTAATAAGTATAAATATGCTGGTAGAACTGATATGGTAGGTATTTGGCGTGGAAAACCTACTATTATAGATTTTAAAACATCAAAGAAA